GCTTAGAATATTTTTGCTGTGCTAACTGCATAATATTCTGTCCGTACGCTTGTGCGTAAACTACGTTTTGCGTATCTGCCATTTTAGTAAATCCCCTATGTTGATAAGTTTGTCCTAATTAACCTATGCGCGAGTTGTTGCTTATCCTTTCGGGGCGACTCTTTGCATCTTTACTACCACAGGGCATTTCAGCTTATCTGCCTATCACAAACTATAAACCTAAGAGGGCTTTCGCTTATCCCCTAGACTTATTTATTACAGCCCATAAGCTATTTACTCGATCAACTGCAGCCTGATGCTGGGCTTCTGAATATTTTCCCTTAGTGTTCATATAAGGGCCTTCTAAATCTCTTGTCATTGTATCAATTTCATTTTGCGCTTCTTCTGGTGCTAAACTAAACTTCTTCATTTGAAACTCACCAACTTTATGTTCAGCAAATTGTTCACCAATCTTAGCCAAAAACTTAATCCCATTTGGATGTTGACTAAGAGTTGAAGTAATATAATCATTCATTTCTTGACTATCAGAAAATTTATTAATGACTGTTTGACCCAACTCAACGTTAACATTATATGCTTCGCCCCATTGACTTTTCATGATCAGCCATTGCTTTTTGATAAGTTTCTGCATTAATTTCATTATATATTTTCCAAAGACCTTGAGTTTGCGATGGTGTTAACTTATGAGCATGAGCAACTTCAGCGAACTTATTCTTATCAATCGTTATACCTTTCATTGACTCTGGAAGTTGAGCATCAGCTAATTTATATCCTTCAGCTTTATCTGGTATTCCCATCGCCTTACTAAATCTGTTCCATCCTTCAACGTCATTAGCGTCTTTTGGGATGGGGACTTTCTCATGTCCTAAGAGTTTTTCTAAATTAGCATGACTCTCTAAAGCCTTATTTAATCCTTCAGGAGTATCTTCAAACTTATTGAGTAAAGGACTGTTTCTTAAATCTGTACTTAAATTATTTTTCCAACTATTACTTGAAACATTTACTGTCTGTGCGCTAGACGAACTATTCGATGATTCCATTACTGGTGCTGTTCCTACAGGTGATTCTTGGGTGCTGGAGTTATCCACTACTGGGGCTTCAACATTTTCCATTATTTGTTGCCTTTCTTTTTTTTATGCTCTGGCAAATCTTTAATTTTTTGATTTGGATATTCTTTTCGCCAACGCTCAGCAATATCTTTGTGAGTTGCATATAAATATTTCATCTGTGCTTTACTTTTAAATGGCATAATTATTCCTTAGCATTTTTTACCGCCTTTTTTACCTTTCTTTTTCAATTTATCCTCCTTCCGATTTTTTAGCTAATTCAACTATTTGTTCTGGATTTAATTCTAAAACAGTTTTAATAGTCGCTAATACTTGACGTTTACCATCATTTATCAAAGTCATATCCGGTTGATCTGGACTCCATACTGATCGATACCAACAACAAGTTTGCTCTAAAAATTTCATTACCTCTTTACCTTGTGGACTTTCAAAGGTTAAACGCATATTGCTTTGTAATCCAGCTACATAATTAATATCTGTCATCTTATTCATTAAATATCTCTTACCATTCTAAAATATTTTAATCCATTACGATCTTGAGCGTTGCAACATCCACCTACAAATGAAACGCAAAATGCTTCTTCTGGTTTTCCAACCCTTTGCTTGTTAGTCCAATACCATTCGTTTAATTTGGTATCTCCAAAAAAATCAATATCAACGGCCGGATTTGACCTATCATAATCTACGATTGATTGTAATTCTTTAACGCTTGGGAGCCTACAATTACGATCTTTTACATAAACAACTGCATCATCCCATGAAAGCATTACATCAACTGTTGAACTCCACTCAATATTATTAAGATTATCCTTGACCCAATTAATATTTAAAAATCTACTCATTTACTACTTCCCTGTTTAGTCTTAGCAATATTTGCATCAACTTCGCTTCCAGTCTTAACAACATCCGCTCCTTGTTGAGCCATTTGCAAAGCTACTTGTTGTTGAGCCATTTTACCCTTAGCATCTCTCAACGCTTCAATTTCACTATCGTCTCGTAGAACCCTCGCAGGTGCCCCTAGAATGCCCCAGGTTTCATCAACGACTTTATCAGCAGATACTTTATCAAGAACATCAGGCATAAGCGGAGCCATTTGTCCAACAAGCGTTAATCCTGTCATTAATGCATTAAGTTCAGACCTTCGCTGAGCTTGAGCTAATTGACTAATGCAGTCAATCTCATACTCAGGATTGTCGATAAGTTCGTCCGGAGGTGGGGGCAGCTTCCCGCGTCTAGCAAGGATTCCAATTGTTCTTATGACAACTGGATTGAGCATTTCTGAGATGTATCGGCCAACAGCCGGCCCTAACATGGTCATCTTCTCATTGATTCGTTCCATCACCTCTGGATTGTTCATTTGTTTAGTAATACCATCAAAAGCTAAAAATACGTCGTTATACATTAACGCTTTTACTTTTTGACTATAATATTCAATTGCTGTCATTCCTGTATTTGGATCACCGAAGTTGCTAAATGCAAATATATCATTACCTGAAGTCATTTTTTCTTTGTTATAATAATTAATCGCTCTTGGATTAGCATTAAAAGGCATGATAAATGCATTATCAGGAACAGCAATAGGTGGATCAGTATGCTTCATCATTGACCTTAAATTTGTCTTAGCAATTGCATTAAGTATTCTTGAAAATGGTAATGCTTTCATTGCTGGCGAATAACCCCAAGGAATAAATGGTCTTTTATCAAATCTGTGACAAAACGCCGGAAACTCATGATATCCGCCCTCATCAATAATTACTTTATTCTCGCAATCAATCCAACAAGCCTCAACTGGTAGATTCTTTTTATCTGTCTTTCGTTCATCACGATTGTATCTATTAGCAATTGAAAGTAAAAATAAGTGGGCTTTTTCCTGTCTATTGTCAGGATTTAATTCTTCTTTCATTTTATCTGAAAGTTTTTCTTTTCCCCACTTATTAGCAGCTTGAGAAGCTGTATATTCAAACTCAATAAAATATTCAACTACTCGTCCTCTACCATCTTCAACCAAACATATATTTTTAATAGGCAATGAATAAAATCTTGCATCATCTTCGATATCTTCTTCTTCCATCAAAGCCGATGTTCCATAAACTCCACTTGCTTTATATGATGAGATTATCTGATTATAAAAATTAGATTTGTTAAGTGTATAATTTACTTGATCTGTTACATCAGATAAATATCGACCAACAACTTTATTGTCTCTTAAAGCAGCAGATTTAGCTCTTAATCCAAACCATTTACTTGTTGGAGGAGTTAAATAATTCATAAAACCAGCAGCTAATACATCGGCAGATTCAAGTGTGGTTGAGTCATATAAATAATCACTTTTTAATTCTGACCCAGCAGCTTGAACAGAATTAATATCTTGTGCTTCAATATAAAAATAATCATGTAAAGATTGCCAATAGCTTTCAAAATTACTTCTTTGTCCTTTAAGTCTATAATAAAAATCTAGCTTTTGAACAGCCTTTGGACTATTTGTTTCTTGTTTTGGTTGCGTTGCTAACATATTTCTCCTATTGTCCCGTTAACATCTTCTTGGCTGTGTTTGCTTGCCCACTAATTCCCAATGGCGAAGTAAATACTGTTTGAGATGAAGCTGCAACTCTCTTTTTAATAATTGCTGCTGCTTGAGTAGAAGCCCCGGATTGTGCCTCTTTAACTGATTGAATTGCTGCATTGTTTTGAGCAGCTGCATTATTAGCTGCCTTCTTAGCTTCACTTGACTGTTTAATACCTGAATAAATTGATGCACCAGCTGCTGCAACTGTTCCTATTGCTGTTAATGCTGGCACTATTGGTGCTAAAAATGGCATATCAAACTCCTTTTATTTCGTATTTATGTAATATACTTAAATCTGGATTCCACCAGCTTATTGTCTTTGGATTTACTCTTCGCTTAACTTCTTTAATTCCTCTTACAATTGTTTTTACTCCATCAGCACATAACAAAACAAAATGGACATTCGAACCAAACTCAGTTAATAAAATTTTCAAGACATCCACTTGGGTAATATCAAAGGTTTCGAGCGTCTTATACGTTTCATCTGATAACGTAAGGAACAAGGCCACGCC